GTGTATCAGTTAAATTACAAAGTGCTTAAGGAGTAGATCATGGGAAAAGGTATACCAAAAAGATTTTTCGGAAATGTAAACACCAACGATACCGGTGATAACAGAAACACAGATACCAATAGCTTAAATGAAGGTATTGGTGGTCAAGGTGTAACTGGCTTTAGTGCTAGTAACGGTGGTAATTACATCAATCGTTTACCAACGATTTCATCATTTGGTGCACCAAGCTTACCAGGTGGTCAACAAGCAACAGGCGTATTGCATAGCAATGCACAAAATGCTAGTCCAAATACCAAAGGTAGTGGTTATCAAATTAATGATATACTAACTGATGCAAATGGTTCAAGATGGAAAGTAACTAAACTACGTGTGGTTAGTGCTACATTAAATCCAAGCGGCACAAATTCAATTTGGGATGGTACAGAATGGATCGTGTGGGACCAATTTATTAATAGTCACTGGACAAGTCCTACTATTCTTAAAGGTGTTACTGCTAATGGAAGTCATCAATTAACTGGTTATAATGCAGGTATATCAACATATGGTGTATGGGATGGTACTGATGGTACTCTTGCACCAACTACTGCACAAACTATTGTAGCTGGCCCTGGTGCTGGTAGTATGACTCCAAACTACAATACACGTGCATCAGGTGATTATAATGGTAGTGGTACAGGTGATAACAATGGCGGCGGCGGTTCAGTAACATTTACATATGGTGTTGAGGCAGTTGTACTAGTATCTAGTATTGACTATGCTTATGGCACATCATATGCATTTGGTAGTGCTGATACAACTACTGACAGTGGTAGTGGTACAGGTGCTAAACTTGATGTAGGTTTCTGTGTAAGTTATCTACAAGTTACGGACCCAGGTTCAGGATACATTGGTACAGAAACAATCACATTTAGTACTGCACCTAATGGTGGTGAAATTCGTGCAGTTGGCACATTAACATATACAACTGATGATGGTAGACCTTATGATGCCGAAGCATTCCCCGCAATTATTGCTTATGCTAAAACTACTTCAGGTGGTACAAATAAAATTGCTGACATCAATAAGCAACAAAGTACTCGCAAATATAAAGTAACAACAACTGACGGTACTGCATTTTGCACATTAAAAGCAGGTGCACCAACTACAGTTGGTGAAATGAGTATTACTGCAACTGACAGTTCAGGTAAAACATATTATGTTACTAAAATAACTAGACATTTAGCTACACTAACACCATATGGTTCAAGTGGTTGGGAATTTTCAACAGATAGTCGTGCACAATGGGTAGTTGGTACAGCTACACCTGTATATGGTGTATCAGTTAAACTACAAAGTGCTTAAGGAGTAGATCATGGGAAGACCTCTTAAAATAGCAAAATATGATAGTTATCGTAGTCAGTTATTAGATACTGGATTCCCTAATGATGGCTTAACTGATAACAGCTTTAGTTCAAGTGGCATTGGTGTTGTTGGTGGACAAACCAATACACACGGTGATAATTTAAACATCAAAGCTAGAGTTAAAATTGGCACACATGCTGAAGCTGATGGTTTCATACTACGTCAAAAAGGTAAGCATAAGTTTTTAGTAACTGATGGTACCAATACTGACGTTTGTACATTAGCAGATTCTAATAACGGAAGTCTTGCTAATGGCACAATGACAGTAACTGTTACTAAAGCCGATTCAACAACATACAGACTTGCTAGTTTAACTAACAAGTGGGGAGTTGGATTTGATGGTACTAAGTATCTGTTATCATTTGCTCATACTGGTGTAGTAACTGGTACTCAATATTCTGAAGTTTCAGTTAATCACTGGTAATATTATTACTGTGATAATAAAAAAGCACTCTGTCTTAGGGTGCTTTTTTTATGAGGTTTTCTAGTTTAGTTTTTACAACATCAAAGTTTACTGTATTGAATAAACCAGGATGTAAAGGATTAGGATAATGACTGTTATCTAACCAACTGTACCCAACATGTTCATCATTTAGTATTGGTATAAACTCTGTTTCAATTTCACAAAAGAATGTATGATATGTGAATTGATTGTTTACAAATTTTTGTATGGGTACTAGTTTTGCTTTAGTTGGAAAAAAGTTTATTTCTTCTAAACACTCACGTTCTATGCCTTGAAGTAGTGTCTCATTGTTTTCTATTTTTCCACCTGGTAATCCCCAATTACCTGAGTTCTTGGGATCATTACGTAATAAAAATAAAAATCTGTTTGTATTCTTACTATAGAAAAATACACCACCTGAGTTGTTCTTCATATATTGATTTATCAATAAGAAAAGTACCCATTAAATAACGATGTTGAAATCCCCATCTGAATACCAACCCTCAAATGATTTCATCCAAACACCTTCTGCATATCTATATTGAACACCAGTTGTTAAATTTGTAGTAAATTCAATTGTTGTTGTATTTTGACTATCAAAACTAACTACCCAATTTCCAGTATTTCCGTTGTATTGAATAATGTCATTTGCATTTGCAACAAGACCTCCCCATACGCCATAATCACTCGGTTGATTATTGATACTACCAATTGGTTCTACAATCAAATAACGTTGTCCGTCTACTGCATCAGGTAATCCAACACCAGGGCCTTTAGCTTCAGGATTAATGACGCTTTCAACTGCATCTAATGTATTAACTGGTAATGTATCAACATCAACATTGAATATTAATAATCTATCATCTTCAGGGTTGAATGCGATAGTACCTACTATGTCATTGCTTAGATATGGATTCTGTAACCATATCTGACTGATACCTGGTTTAACTGTTCCGTATACATCTAAAAATGCTTTCCAATACAAACTTGTATTGGGACTAGTTGGTAAATCAAGGTCATTGTTGTTAGGATAGAATGGTTCATCTGATGGTAATATTTGTAATGTATTACCGATCATTAATAACTTATATCCATATGGAGTAATTTTTTGTCTAGTTCCTAACAATAGTTGATCATCCTTCATATCAGTCAATGCATTACCTTGAAATATACTAGCAATGATTTTATGTATGATCCCAAGTTTTTTGACTTTAGTACTACTACTGATCCATATAGGCATATAGAATTTCCAACTCATTATATCAATTGGATTACCTGAACCTTGGGGAATAGTTCTACTACTAAATGTTAGCCCGTCTTGATATATTACACTAAGAGATGTCCAATCAATAAAGTTATCAGTGCTTTGTATCTCCATACTTGGATTAAATAATACACCTAGTTGCTCCATCAACTCTAATTTTTGATTATAGTTTGTTGTCCAAAAGTCTACTGTTACCCTCAATGTATATGGTACAGGCATAATACGTTCAACTGTAAATGCTTGTCCCTGTGTTTGCTCAAATGTCTGTGTGCTTGCATTATATGATCTTTGTCTTACATTTACTTTATCTAAGAAGTAAGGATCTTGGGTGCGCTTTTGATCATACTCTAACCCAGTTATATAATAAGTTATCAACGGAGCACTTGGCATACTACTTGAACTATTATTAGCCTGTATGGTAGCAGCCATACGACTACTATCACCATATTGAATAGGTACACGAACAATGATTGGATTGCCTGCAGGATCATTTCCTTTAGTAACATTCCAGTCTGAAAAAACTCTTGCAAATTGAATTAAAAATCTGCGTATCTGACTGTCATAAAAATATTGTGCCATTGTTTACCTTAATCTGTCGCTATCTTTAGTATACTAGATAGAGGTTGTTGTTCTGGAATTGTAGTTCCATTTGTTAATGTTGTTACATTTGTATTATTGATAAATGAACCCATTTGTGTAGCTGATTGATTCAATCCACCTGGAACACGAACATTCTGACTTATTAATTGCCATAATGCACCATCATATCTATATAATGCTTGTGGTAAATAATCTGTGCGTAAGAAATAATCACCTGTTAAAGGGTTACCGGGGAAAACAATTCCTGATTTGAAAGGTAAGCCATTTGGAGCAGTACCGTCACCTACGTTATAACCTGCAGTATATCCCAATGTTTGTGGGCTACTTCTAGTAATATAGTTGAATGTTGGATCTTCGTCAGCACGGAAGTCCATGATATTAGTATCTACAAGTAGTAAGGGATTAAAAGAACTTGCAGTTGGATCTTGGTCTGCTTCACCGTATGTATTGTCACTGGTACCATAGGGTGCAGTAATGGTTGCTATTGCACTGGCCATAATTACAAAATCTCCTTCAACTCTTCCTGAACCTGTATCAGTACGATCTGGAAGTGTTTCTGCTATTTCTAAATTCATTCTTACTAATTTTTGCAAGATATCATAACTGCCTGTAGGCAAATTCCATATATCTTTTAATGCACCGGCTCCAATTTTAATATATGGACCATTACTAATGATAACACCTTGTGGTGGAACAGGATTACTTTTTAAGTTATTAATATTAACAGGTAGTGCAGGTTGACCCGTGCTATCAGTTGATACAAGATACAATTGACTTCTATCGTAACCCAACTTAGGTACTATTCTTGCAGCTTCTGCAATCATAGCATCATTGACAGAAATATTTTGATTGTATCTTCCTAAAATGTCTTTGAGATTATCCGCAGTATCTAATTGCCAATATGTTGTATCAGTACATGGGATACCTGCAGGTACACTTGTTGCACCATTTGGTAAGGGTGTTACGGGAGTATAATTTTTATCCCCAAAACTAACAACATATCCCGGTTGGTATGTTGATGTTTTATTCCAATTACCTAAATAATTATCTGTACTCAAAGGTTGTTTCAATATATTACTAAATTCTTGACTATCTACTAGAGGTTCACACTTGATACGCCATAAGTGAGGATACCATGTTTGACTAAAACCTTCACTTGCAAAATTCGCATCTGTGATTTGATAGTATCTACGTAAACTTGTTGGTAGTGTATCATTCAATGGATGATAGTCAGTTAAGTGGGGTAATTCAAATACATCGCCAACCATTAACTTGCGTCCAATTAACTCTATCATATCATTATAATGAACAGTGATAAAAATCACATCATTATTCAAAAACAAACCAAATTGACTTAAATCAAAATCTAAGTTTTGAACATTGTAATGACCACGTATTCTATATATATCAGGGTCATATGTACGGTCACGATTTTCTAAAAATAACAAATCTTGTATTTTAGTAGGATCTAGTGTAGTTTGTTGCGGTGTAGATAAACTAGCAGTTGGTCCATTATCTTGTACACCTAAATATTTGTGTACATATAAGTCTGTTGCACCAACACTAAACATTTCTGATATTGTTCTATCAAAAAAGCGAAAGTCGTTGGTTTTTTCGGATCTGTATAAACTTAGTCTGGGCATAATATGTATTTATCGGATATTGAAAACAGAAGTATTACTTTTTAAAGGTTGACAGTAAATACGGTTTCTGTTACAATAATTAAATGTTGAATTAAAGGAGTAGTTATGGCAACAAGAAAACCTAAAAACACAGATGATCATTTAGTAAAAGCATTAAATCCAAGGGACGCTGATACAAAATACATGGGTGACGAACCTTTTTTTGCACTACAACCTGATAAAGAAGGTAGAACTTTAGCACTAACTAGAAGTTTTACTTGGTATAATCGTTTTTATGGTAAAAAAGATGCTAAAGAGTTATTATGTCTTTATTTAGAACATCATAACCGTGAAGTTGAAGCCAAATACATTCGTAAAGTACATGAAAATGAAATGCTAATGACATTGTGTTGGTTGGCACGTATGAACATGCGCGGTTTAGAATTAAACGAACATGAGAACTTAACACTAGAAAATGAAATTACTAGATTGAGTAAACTTGTTCACAAACCTGAAGTCGTTGAAAAAGAAAAAGATACTAATAAACCTACAATACAAGACTATTTGCGTGAAAAAGCACGTGACGCCGCAGGTGAGTTAGAAGGCGCTTTTGATGAATTTTTTACTACAGGTAAAACTTCTACAAAAACAGTAGATATTGTTGCAAAGCTTAATGTCACCCCTCAACATATTCCTTTGATCGTTGATGTGTGGAAGAAAAAACAAATTGAATTTGAAACACTTAATGAGACTGATGATAAAGAACTTAAAGAGGCTTATGGCAATTTAGGTAAAATTCAGTTGCGTAACATTCTTAAGTATATTGAGCAAGTATTAGGTGACTTGAACAGTTATATTTCAATTAAGAAAGCAAGCAAAGCTCCTCGTAAAAAGAAAGCAATACCTGTTGAAAAGATTGTAAGTAAACTCAAGTACTTGAAAGAATTCAAAGATGTAACTAATAAGTTAGATTTAACAAGTGTTCATCCAACTAAATTGCATGGTGCAAGTGAGGCGTGGGTATATGATACTGCAAAGCGTAAACTGCATCACTATATTGCAGATGACTACTCTAAGACCTTTACAGTTAAAGGTAACACAATTCTAGGTTTTGATACTGCTACTAGTGAAATCAAAACACTTAGAAAACCCGGTGAACAACTTAAAGAGGTAATGGGAAGTAAACCCGCAGCTCGTAAGTTTTTCAAAGATATTAAAGCTACCCCGACAGTACCGACAGGTAGATTTAATGAAAACTTAATTATTTTGAAAGCATTCTAATGACTGATGTAGAAAAACGTATGGCTGAATTAATGGAGCCAATTGATCAACAAATTATGATGTGTGATGATCGCAGAGATTTGTTGATGTTGAATTGTGCAATGTTACAACGTGTCCGAGAAGTATTTGATATGCTGGTCGGAGAAGATGGTAGAAAAACAATGTTTAAGGATTTAGTATGATAGATTTAAGTAAATATTCAGCTTTTGTTGAGCAAGTGACCTCAGTTGAATCAAACAACTACGACCACTTACATTCACGTATTAATGAGTTAAGAGCAGGGGACTTTAATCCTGCTCTATTATTAACTGCTTGTATGGGTATGGCAGCCGAAGCAGGTGAATTTACTGAGATTCCTAAAAAGATTCTCTTTCAAGGTAAACCCTACAATCCTGAGGCTCAATATCATATGATGCGTGAATTGGGTGATATCATGTGGTATTGGATTAATGCTTGCCGTGCATTAAATCTTGATCCTAATACCGTTATTGCAGAAAATGTAAAGAAACTGGAAAGTCGCTATCCAGGTGGTACATTTGATCCCTACTATAGTGAAAATAGACAAGGTGGGGATATTTAATGAGTAATATAATATATCCTAAATTAAATTTACCTAGGTTAGCCTCACGGACATTTGATCCTTTATATAATTTAATTCTACCACCAAGAGACTCTAAAGATTCAGGAAATACAGGAAGATTTATAGACCGACATACTAAAACATTAGTAGCAGCCATCTTATCATCTAAGGGACCAGATTTATCTCAATTTGGAGTAGAAATAAAATCAAAATATAATGATACGAATACTGATTGGACTATAGGCACTATGACATTGCTTGATATCATTAATACACCTATGTATAAAGATACTGAAATTTATCAAAAAATGCAGGCATTATTACTTTGCACATGTGATGACAACCTAAGAAAAATAATAGACATAGGTTTATATTATATGGATATGGATGAAATTCAAATTTTATTAGAAAACAGTTATTTAGGTGCTAGAACACAAATTCTTAAGTTTGTTCTTCCTTTTTGGAGCAAAAATCAACCAATCGATTGGAAATCAAATTTTCAAAATTTTAAAGGTCCATATGCAAAATTTGAAAGAACTGCAAGTGTTAATTCACTAGCATTTAGAATTACTTCATCTGATATGGAACATTTAAAAAATATTGCAAGTACTGCATATAGTTTTAATTTGAATTTTGCTGAATCTTATTAACTACACATCTCCCGATAAATACACTATCGGGGGATACCTATGTCAGTTCAAAAACTAGAAGAATTAAAAAGTCAATTATTTCAAAGCTTACGTTATCGTTTAGGTGAAGGTATAATTGACCTAGAGATAGATAATAATCATATGGAAAGTGCATACCAATATGCACTTAAAGTTTATCGTCAAAGGGCACAAAATGCAACTGTAGAATCATATACATTGCTCACTATGAAGTCTTATATTGACACATATACATTACCTAATGAATTTATCAATGTCAGACAAGTGTTTCGTAGAACAATTGGTTTAGAGACAGGACCTAGTTCTAGTAGTTTTGACCCATTCAGTAGCGCTATTCTTAACACATATTTGCTTAACTACAACTATGCAGGTGGTTTAGCAACATATGATTTCTATGCAGGTTATATAGAACTAGCCGCTCGTATGTTTGGTGGGTACATCGTATTCACATTCAACCCAGTAACAAAAGAATTGCGATTAGTAAGAACAATTAAGGGTGACGGTGAGCAAATTTTGATATGGGCGGACACTCAACGACCTGAGGCAGAACTCTTACAAGATCCGGGTGCTGGTGTTTGGATCGGTGATTTTACATTATCTACCTGTAAACTTATTATTGGTGAGGCTCGTGAAAAATTTGGTACCATTGCAGGCCCAGGTGGAGGCACTACATTAAATGGTGGCCAGATGAAAGCAGATGGTCTAGCGCAACAAGCTCAACTATTAGAAGATTTAAAACGTTATGTTGATTACAGTCAACCATTGACTTGGATTCAAGGTTAACCTAAACATTTACTTTTGTCATACTCCTGTAGTATAATACACTACAGGAGTTTTATTTTATGATTATTGGAGTAACTGGTTTGATCGGGTCCGGTAAGGATACAATTGCAAATTATCTCACCACATTTCATGGATTTAAGAAAGAAAGCTTTGCTAATAGTCTTAAAGATGCGGTGTCACATGTATTTGGTTGGGATCGTGAAATGCTTGAAGGTACAACCACTTCCAGTCGTGAGTGGCGTGAACAAGTTGATCTTTGGTGGAGTGAGAGATTAGACATACCAAATCTAACTCCTAGATGGGTGCTTCAACATTGGGGCACAGAAGTGTGTCGCAACGGCTTTCATGATGACATATGGATTGCGTCATTAGAAAATAAATTACGAAATACTAAAGATCACGTGGTAATTTCAGATTGTAGATTTGCTAATGAAGTCAAAGCAATTAAGAATGCAGGTGGAATTACAATAAGAGTATCTAGGGGAGAAAACCCCGTATGGTATGATGCAGCTATTGAGTACAACAAAGGCCCAAACGGTAATGCAATGTGGGCTTTAAGTCAAAGAAAATTAGAAAAAAATAAGGTACATGCTAGTGAATATAGCAGTATTGGTTTAGATTATGATTATCACTTAGAAAACAATGGTTCTATTGATGATCTATATAAAAGAGTTGGATCAATAATCAACATCTAAACCACCTCTACGCCAAGTCAAATCTTTTCTTTTAATGACTTCTATACAGTTTAAACACACAGTTCTTAAATTAGAATATTGCACATTTTCCAAGTTACCGTCAATGTGAAATACAGATGTTTGACTAGCATAACTACTATGAAACCCACATACATCACATGTGGGTTTTTTCTTATATCCTGCTTTTTGCCAATTTGGTACTCTGGCTGTTAAGTTATTCTTCTTGCGCCCGCATTCATCACATAAACTTCTATAATGTGTGATACCATTGCGCTTATAGTTTACTGCTTTAAAATTTTTATTGCATGTATTACATAAAGGTCTGATCATAAACTATTTATAACCTTCGGAAGGTACGTCAAAACTCATTTTTTTTTGTACCTATACTAAATATATGTATGTTATAGAACATCTATACAACTTATAATTAAAAGGAAATTAACATGGCACTAAATTCACCTGGCGTAGAAGTAGATATTATTGATCAAAGTACATATTTACCTGCTGCTTCAAGTTCAGTCCCTCTTATCTTATTGGCTACTGCAACAAACAAAGCTGACTCAACAGGCGTAACAATTGCACCTGGAACATTGGCTGCAAACGCAAACAAATTATATCAGATTACAAGTCAAAGAGATTTGGTCAATACATTTGGAACACCTTTCTTCTACAAGACAAGTGGCGGAACACCTATTCATGGATATGAATTAAATGAATACGGATTATTAGCTGCTTATTCATTATTGGGTGTAACCAATCAATGCTGGATTTTAAGAGCTAACGTTGATTTAGCTAGTTTAGTTGGAACGTTGGTTCGTCCAGCTGGTGCACCTGCTGATGGTACATACTGGTTAGATACAACAAATAGTACTTGGGGTATTTTTGAATTGGATGCTGCAAATAACGTATTCAATCCCATTACACCTATCGTTATATATGATACATATAATTTAACTCAAACAGGTGGTACTGACTCACATCCAATATGGTACCCAAAACAAACAATTGGTAATATCGGTGATTATGCAGTTGTACCAATTCAGTCAACTAAAGGTCAATTGTATAGTGCTACATACTTCTACAAAGACCCTAATAATCTATGGCAAGAAGTTGGAACACATGGTTGGAAAATGAGTTATGCTACTGTAGCAGGTTCGACTACTGCAAATAGTAATAATTTAACTGCTGGTAATACTTTCAATATTAATATTCAAGGTAATGATCCACAAGTAATAACGATTACTATTCCCGGTTCACCAAACAATAATGCTGCACATGTAGCAACAATGATCAATAGTTTTAATATTGGTGATCTTTATGCAGAAGTAGATACACAAACAGAAACTGTGCTATCAATATATTATGGTGAATATGGCAGTGGAAATAAAATTACTTTAACACAAACTGGAACTGTACTAAGTGATTTAGGTATTGCCCCTGGTGATTACTATGCACCTGATGTAGCATACGGTACAAGCGCACAAATGCCACTTTGGACAAGTAGTCAAAGTAATCCAAGACCAAGTGGTAGTGTTTGGATTAAAACTAGTGTGTCTGGTGCAGGTATGAATTTAGTATTGTCTAAGTACAGTACTACTTCAGCATCATTCAATAGTGTGACAACTTCTATCTATACTGACGAAATGTCAGCAATGCAAGACTTAGATCCAACAGGTGGACAAGTGATTCCTGCAAATACAATATTTGCAATGGTTGGTACGAATGGTGACAGCGGTACAAAGGCAGATCCTGAATCAGGAATCATATTCTATAGAAGAACAGTAACAGGTCCTACTGTAGTAACAAGTACTCTCACTTCATATGCAATTACACAAAATTCAGTATTAAGAGTTGTTGTTTCTATGCCTAATAGCAATGCAGGAAGTGCGGCATATGATATTACAATGAGTGGTACGGGTAGCAATACATTTTTATTAGATTGGGCAGCTGCTCAGATTCCTTATACAACTGCAACTGTAACTACTAGCGGTGCAATACAACTAACACATACATTAGGCGGAGATATCTATCTTAGTGATGCAGATCCTGCAACAGGTATATCTAATGGTTTACTTGTTCAGTTAGGTTTTCAAGTTGGTTATTGCGTAGGTGCAAGATATAGTTATTTGAGAAGTTTTACTTTCATGAATCCTAGTATCGGTAGTGCAACTCATGCTAATCCAGCTGCGCAAAATGCTACATTCAACGTAACAAATACACAAGGACATTATGTTGTTAGCATAGCAACTGCAGGAACTAATTATACTGTAGGTGATACTTTTACAATTTACGGTAATCATTTAGGCGGACAAGTTACAATTAATGATTTGAAATTAGTTGTTACTTCACTAACAGTAAGTGGTGGGGGTATAGCTGGTGTTGCAATATACGGTGCATCAGGGTCTTTTGCACATAATACTGCACCGAAAAGTTATTATACTGCATTATCAAATTGGGCAGAATTGACATATACTGCAAGTGCAGGTGCTCCTACTTCTAACCCATTAGATGGTACAAACTGGTTCTATAGCACACCTTCAGAAGTTGATATTATGGTTAAAGTTGGTACTCAATGGAAAGGTTATAAGAATACTAAGTATGATTTAACTGGACACCCAACTACTAGTGGTAACCCAACTGATCCATTAGGTGTTATTCTACAACCTAACACACCAACAACACAAAGTGATGGTAAAACAGCATTAGCATATGGTGATTTATGGTTGAATACAGGTGATTTAGAAAATTATCCAAATTTAAGTCGTTGGGAAAATGTCAACGGAGTAAATCAATGGGTATCTATCAACAACGCAGACCACGTATCTAGTAGCGGTATAGTGTTTGCAGATGCACGTTGGACAGATAATACAGGTGGAAGCAATGACCCTGTCAATGATCCTATTACCCCTGTTCACTCATTATTAACAAGCAACTATGTAGATTTAGATGCACCTAATCCTGCATTATATCCACAAGGTATGTTATTATTCAACACACGTAGATCAGGATATAATGTAAAACAATTTAAAGCAAATTATTTTACACAAGCAAATTATTCAAACTTACCAACTCCCCCGTTTGTAGGTGCTCCAACTACATTACCGCAATATCCATATACATGGGTCAGTGTTAGTGGATTGAAGAATGATGGTTCTGCATATATGGGACGTAAGGCACAACGTAATTTAGTTGTTGAGGCACTAAAGGCTGCTATCAATACTAATACAACAATTCGTGAAGAAGATAACTTC